AAAAAGTATCTACTACTCCTACAGCTCCAGCTTGGTTATCAAAGATTGGTAAAGAGCAATTTAATCTAGTAGTAAAACAGCTAGATAATATAGGTATGCTTTATGAAGTGGATGTAAAACTAATAGAAGCTTATGCTAATTCAATGGCTTTGCATATTGAGGCTGAAAAAGAATTAAGAAATACTGGTAGAATTATGGTATATCGTGATGATGAAGGGCGGCCAAAGCATAGCCAAATAGTACCAATGCAAACTATAAGTAAACAGGCTTTAGATCAAGCTATAAAAATAGCTACTCATTTTGGGCTTACTCCAAGTAGTAGAACAAAAATATCAGCTCCTATAAAATCTTTAGAGATTAAGGATAATGAATTTAATTTTTTTAATGATTAATTATGGCTACTAAAAAAAATGTATGGAGATATACTCCTAATAAAAGAAAAAAAAGAAAAGGAATACATAGTAAAACAAAACAGAGTAGAAATAAAAACTCTAAAGGATATAAAAAAACTTATAAAGGGCAAGGAAGATGAAAAGAGTAGTGTCAATTTCAGGAGGAAAATCATCAGCTTATATACTAGCAAATTATCCTAGTGATTATGCTGTATTTAGTTTAGTTAGAACTAATGATAAAAGTTGTTTATATCCTGATTCAGGTATAAGAAAAATAGTATCTGATAAAATAGGTAAAGAGTTTATAGGAACTTTAGAGCAAGATATAATAATAAAAATAGTTTTAGAGTTAGAACAATTTACTGGAAAAAAAATAGATTGGATTAGTGGTATTACTTTTGATGAAGTAGTAAAAACAAAAGGAGGATGGCTTCCTAATTGTTTACATAGATATTGTACATCTAATTTAAAAATGTTTCCTATAATGAACTGGTGGAAAAAAAATATAAATGAAGTAGTAAAAATGGATATAGGATTTAGAGCTAATGAAACTAGAAGGGCTAATAAATTATTAGCTAAATGTGATAAAGATGGAATACAATCTGATAAATTTATAGTAGGTAAAAGAAAAACTAGAAATAAATGGGGATTATTAAAATGGAGAGTACCTAAATTTCCTTTAATTGAAGATAGAATTTTAGCGGATGATATTCATAAGTATTGGAATAATAATAAATCTGTACCTTTTATAAAAGGATATTATAATAATTGTGTAGGATGTTTTCATAGAAATCCTATGTTTTTAAAAAAAATGAGTACTGAACATCCTGAAAAAATTAAATGGTTTGCAAATCAAGAAGGAGGAAAAAATGGATATTGGAGATCTGATATGAAATATAAAGATATTTTAAAATGGGATTTACAGCAAGAGTTATCTTTTGATGATTTTTCTGATTGTGATTCTGGTTATTGTGGATTATGAAATATACATACGATAAAAAAAAAGCTGATAAAGCTGTAGCTTTTATAGAGAAGTTTTTAACTCATACTAAAGGAGAGCTAGGAGGTAAACCTTTTATATTAGAGGAGTTTCAAAAAGAAGAAATTATAAGGCCTTTATTTGGCTGGGTAGATGAAAGCGGCTATAGAAAATATAGAACTTGCTATATAGAAATACCTAGAAAAAATGGTAAATCTAATTTATGTGCGGCTATAGTTTTGTATCAGCTTTTTTGTAGTGGAGAGATAGGCCAAGAAATAATATCAGCGGCGGCTGATAGATCTCAAGCTTCTATAGTATTTAGTATAGCTAAACAAATGGTATTACAAAATCCTGAACTAAATAAAAGGGCTAAAGTATTTAGAAACTCTATAACTATTGAAAGTACTGGATCATTTTATAAAGCTATTTCATCTGAAAGTAATACAGCTCACGGAATGAACATAAGTACTTTAATTTTTGATGAGCTACATACTCAAAAAAGTAATGATCTTTGGGAAGTTTGTACTACGGCTACTGGAGCTAGAAGGCAACCTCTAATAATGGCTATAACTACGGCTGGTTATGATAAAAAAAGTTTATGCTTTCAGATGTCAGAGTATGCTACAAAAGTAAGAGATGGTATAATAAAAGATGATACTTTTTTACCTATTTTATACAGAGCTGATATAGAGGATGATTGGAAAAAAGAGGAGATATGGAAAAAAGCTAATCCAGCTTATGGTACAATAATTAAAAAAGATTATTTTAAACAACAATTTAAAAAAGCTGAACTTACTCCAAGCTTTCAAAATACATTTAAAAGATTACATCTTAATATATGGACTGGATCAGAGAGTTTATGGATAGATGATGTTGATTATATGGCTTGTAATATATCTCCTATAGATGAAAAAAGATTAGCTAAAAGAGATTGTTTTGCTGGTTTAGATTTAGCTAGTACTAGAGATATATCAGCTTTAGTATTAATTTTTCCTGATGATGAGGATAATTTTGATATACTTCCATATTTTTTTATACCTGAAGCTAAAGTAAAATCAGAGGGGCTGGGAGATGGTGTAGATTATCAAACTTGGGTAGATCAAGGATATATAATAGAAACTGAAGGTAATGTACAAGATTATAATTATATAGAATCTAAATATAAAGAACTTGCGGAAAAATTTAATATAGTTTCTTGTAGTTTTGATAGATGGAACTCATCTCAAATAGTAGTAAATTTAATTAATGATGGGGCTAAAATGAATCCTATAGGAATGGGTTTTGTTTCACTATCCGCTCCTACTAAACTATTAGAAAAACTTATTTTAAATAAGCAAATGAATCACGGAGGTAATCCAGTTTTAAGATGGATGTTTAATAATGTACATATAACTGAAGATCCAGCTGGTAATATCAAGCCAAATAAAGCTAAAAGCTCTGAAAAAATAGATGGAGTAGTAGCTTTAATATGTGCTTTAGCTGAATATCTTAATAATGTAGAAGGAGGTAATCAATCAGTTTACGAAGGGAGAGGCTTACTATTTATATAAATTTTGTTTTTTTTTTTAAAATGTTTATCTTTATAAAAGAAACAATTAAAAAACTTTATTATGAAAATAGAAATCAATCCTGAATACCTAGCTCATAGATTAGCTATGCATAAGGTAGAAAAAAAATATCAAGATTTAAACATAGAGCCATATATACATAATTCTGATGAATATGTAGGATGTACTTTTACTGAAGTGGCTGAAAAAGATTTTAAGAAACATAAAGAAAATTATTTAAAATTAATACTTAATAAATAAAACTATGATACAATACAATTTAAAAAAGCTGATTAATGGATATAGAGTTTCTCCATTATTAAAAAATAGAACTCTTATAGGAATACCTTATAAATATGAAAACAGAGATATTAAGGTACAGCATAAGGATAAAAAAATGGTAATTACTAAAAATACTCCTTTACTTCATAAAGAGCAATTTAAAGATAAATATGGTAGAAGTACTTTTTATACTTTGTACTATTATGAGTGGGATCCTAATAAAGTACAAATGGAGCTTTTTAGATAATGCAAAAAACATACCAAAATAATAAAAAGGAGGGTAGAAATACTCTCTTTTTTTTTTGTATATTTGTGAGTATTAATGTAATTACATACCTAATAAATAATCTATTTTGGGATTACTAGATTTTTTTTACAAGCCAAAAGAAAAAAGAAATACTCCTAGCTTTACTTTAAGCTCTGTAGGAGGAAGTTCTAGCGGTGTAAGAGTTAGCGAAGATAATTCTATAGGTTTACCTGCTGTATGGGCGGCTGTGAGATTGTTATCAGAAACTATAAGTAGTTTGCCCTTGAATGTGTATCGTAAAGATAAAGATGGATCAAAGTATATAGATGAGAAGAATCCTCTAAATCAGCTGTTAAACATATCTCCTAACTCTAAATATACTTCATTTACTTGGAGAAATACTTTAATGAATAGCTTACTCCTTTGGGGTAATGCTTATTGTTTAATTACTAGAAACGGAGGAAGTAGGCCTATAGCTCTAGATATATTGCAACCTGATAAGGTAGAGGTATTAGTAGGAGATGATGGGGAAACTTATTACAAAGTAAAAGATAAAGGTACTTTCAGCTCTATGGAGATTTTACATATAGTAGGATTATCTTTTGATGGTTTAGTAGGTAAATCTCCTATACAAGCTTGTAAAGAAGCTGTAGGTTTTGGCTTGGCTACTCAACAATATGGATCAAACTTTTTTCAAGGAGCTAATTTATCAGGTGTTTTAGAAGTAAATGGAGTACTTACAGATGATGCGGCTAATAGATTAAGACAGAGCTGGATGGCTAGATATTCAGGATTATCAAATTCTCATAGTACAGCTGTTTTAGAAAATGGAACTAAATTTAAACCTATAGCTATGCCTTTAGCTGATGCGGAGTTTATCAATGCTAGAAATTTCTCTGTAGCTGAAATAGCTAGAATTTTTAAAGTGCCTCCTCACTTGATTGGAGATTTAACTAGGAGTACATATTCTAATATAGAGCAACAATCTCTAGAATTTAATAAATTTTCTTTACAACCTATTTTAGTAAACTGGGAGCAAGAATTAAATAGAAAATTATTAAGTACAAAAGAGCAAACTACTCACTTTTGTAAATTTAGAACTAATGAGCTTTTAAGATCAGATGCTAATAGTAGAGCTGATTATTATACAAAGTTATTTAACATAGGAGCTTTATCTCCAAATGATATACGAAGTATGGAGGATTTAAACAAAATAGAAACAGATGGGGCTAATGATTATTATGTACCTTTAAATTTAGGAGAAGTAGGAAAAACTAATACTGAAGATGGAGAGTAAGATATATTTAGTATTGGGAAGTTCTTGTAGTGGTAAATCTACTTATGTTAGAAGTAATGCAAATAGTAATGATTTGATATTTGATTTTGATACTATACATCAAGCTATAAGTATAAATAGATCTCATATACATTTAAAACATATTAAAGATTATGTTTTTGAAATAAGGAAAGCTATTTATAGTAAATTAAAAGATGATAAAAATATAAGAGCTTGGCTAATAAATAGTACTCCATATAAAGAAAATAGACAAAAGATAGTAGATGAGCTGGGAGCTGAAATAATCTATTTAAAAAGGAGTAAGGATAAATGTTTAGAAATAGCAAAAAATGAAAGGCCAAAAGAATGGCTTGAATATATAGAAAATTATCATAAAAATTTTGAGGATTTTGATGATTCTGAAAATGTAAATATAATAGATATGGATAAAGAAAATTTTAAAAAAATAGAAAAAAAGCATATTGATAAAATAGAAGAAACTGAAACTCATTATGTAATACATTATTTAAAAGATGAGGAGTATATGGCTGAAGAAGAAGAAGTAGTAGAAGATGAAGTAGAAGAAGAAGAAGAAGAAGAAGTATATCAAAGATCTAAAATAAATATAGAAGGTTTAGAGAGAAGAAACTTTTTAAATAGTGAAATAAGAGTAGCTAATAGTGAAAGTAGAGAAGTAGTAGGTTATGCTAGTGTTTTTACTGATACTGAAGGTAATCCAGCTTTATCTGAAAATCTCGGAGGATTTAGAGAAAAAATAGATCCTGAAGCTTTTAATAATGTACTAGATAATGATGTAAGAGCTTTATTTAACCACGATCCTAATTATATACTAGGTAGAACTACATCAGGTACTTTATCTTTATCAATAGATGAAAGAGGTTTAAAATATAATTTTACAGCCCCTGATACTAGTTATGGTAGAGATTTAATGGTAAGTTTAGAGAGGGGAGATGTATCTCAATCTAGCTTTGGTTTTATAGTAGAGGAGGATAGCTGGGATGAAGATGAGGATGGAATGACTATAAGAACTATTAAAAAAGTAGGTAGGTTACTAGATGTATCTCCAGTTACATATCCAGCTTATCCTGATGCTGAAGTAGGTAAAAGAAGCTTTTTAACTTACAGAACTAAAAAAGAAAAACAAGAAAACAAGAAACAAGAAGAAGATCTTATAAAAAGGAATTTATTAGATAGAAAATTAAAATTATTAAAACTTAAAAATTCGTATTAAAATGAACTCAATTAATTTGAAAGAAAATAGAGCTGAATTAGTAGAAACTATGGAGGCTTTATTAGATACTGCGAAATCAGAAAAGAGAGATCTTACTGATGATGAGCAAAATACTTGGGAAGGTTTTGATACAGAAATTAAAGCTTTAGATAAAAAAATAAAGATAGCTGAAAGACAAGAACAGCTAAATAAATCTATAGCTGTTAATATGTCTGTTCAAACTGATCAAGAAGTAGCTAACAAAGAAATGAAATCTTGGAGCTTATTTAAAGCTGTAAGAGATGTACAAAGTGGAGGTTTAAAAGGTGTAGAGAAAGAAATGCATCAAGAAGCTGAAAAAGAAAATAGAGGATCTATTAATGGTATAGGTTTACCTTCTTTTATGACTTCTGTAGAAAAAAGAGCTTATGTAGATCAAGGAGCTAGTGGTATAGCTCCAGTAGCTGTACAAGCTTTTGCTGATGCTTTATTAGAGGATTCTCTTTATAATAGAGTAGGCCTTACTAATCTTGGTAATTTAGCGGCTGATACTATTGTACCTATAACTGGAGCTAATGCTGTAGAGTGGGCGGCTGAAAATGCGGCTGGTACTGATACTTCTACTGATTTCTCAAAAATTACTTTATCTCCAAAGAGAATTAACGGATTCTCTAATTTGAGTAATGTTATTATTATGCAAAATGGAACTGGAGCTGAAGCGGCTATTATGAGAGATATGGGAAGGCAAATAGGTAAAAAAATTGATGCTAATATGTTTGCTAGTACAAATGCGGCGGCTGGCCCAGCTTGTATAGTAGGTACAGCTGGTACTCTTACTTTTACTGAATCTGCGGCTGGTGGATCGGCTGGAGCTTCTAGTGATATGCTAGAGGCTATTCAAACTCTAGCTGATGATCACGGATTAAGCGGTAATCTAGGTTTCGTTAATCAATGGGCTTTATATTCAAACTTAAAAGCGGCTAGTGAAGTATCAAATGTTTCAGCTCTTTATCAAGATGATAAAATAGCTGGTTACAATGCTTGGTTTAGCTCTGCTCCAGCAACGGCTGGAGGGCCTCCTATTACTTCAGCTGATGGTATGTTTGGAGATTTTAGTAGAATTTATTTTGCTTCCTTTGGGCCTACTTCAATAATGGTGGATCCATATTCTGCGGCTACTGAAAATGCTGTAAGATTAGTAGTAAATCAACATTATGATTTTGCTGTAGCATCAGGAAATTCATTTGTAAAATATACTACAGCTCTGTAATATATTTTATTATTAATTTGTAAGAAGGGAGGGGGTAGTACCTCCTCCTTTTTTATTTTATAAAAGTTTAAAATGGTAAAATTAACACTAGAGGGATCACTTCCTACTTATACAGATATAATTTCTTTAGCAACAGCTAAAAGCTTTTTAAGAGTAACTCATACAGCTGAAGATACATTAATAACTTCTTTTATTACTGCGGCTTGTCAAGTGGCGGAGAATTATTGCAATAGTAGATTTTTAGAAGTAGAGTATAATATGTTTATGGAAACTTGGGATGATGTATATGTATCTAATCATTATACTACTACTTTATCTGATGGAAGTTATTTAACTACTGGAGGATATGTAGGTAAAGATGGTTTAAATCAAATAGTTTTACCTTATGCTCCTTTAGCTAGTATAACTCATTTAAAGTATTATGATTCTGCTAATACTATACAAACTTGGGCTGGTACTAATTATACTACTAATAAATTTCTAAATCAAAAAGGATTTTTAGAAATAAAAGATGGAGTAAGTACTCCTACTTTAGCTGAAAGAGCTGATGCTATTGAGATAAGGTTTAAGGCTGGATATGGAACTAGTGGATCAGATGTGCCTGAATCTATTAAAACAGCTATATTACTTATACTCGGTTTTATGTATGAAAAAAGAGAAGATAGTGTAAGTAGATTACCTAAAGCTTCAGAATACTTATTAGATCCATATAGATTTAAAACATATTAAAAATGGATGATATTTTAAAAGCTGGAGAATTAGATACTCCTATAGATTTATATTATAATACTAATAGCCAAAATGATTATGGAGAGATAACTAAAAGTAAAACTTTACTTAAAACTATATGGGCTAAATTAATTACTACTGGAACTAAAGGTAATGAAAAAGTAGAAGATGATACTATAAGAGCTGAAAGTAAAATAAATTTTTTAGTTAGATATGATGCGGATTTACAGATGAATAGCTCTAGTATATCTCCAGAAGATTATTTTGAAGTACTTTATGAATCTAAATACTGGAATATATCTAGTATGGAAACACTAGGTAGAGGTAAAGGAATTATGATTAGATGTTATTATACAGATAATACTTTATGAGTGGAACTAACAGAAATAGAGCTATAGATTTAGAATTATCTAAAAAAGATTTAAGAGATTTACAACTTGGTTTAGATAGAATAAGAGATAAATTTTCTGAAAAAGGAGCTAATGCTAAAATAAATAAAATAGTTTT